CATCTGTGTCGCGTCTACTGAACAAGTGGATCGTCAGCGCATATGGCTTTGTCACTTCGAGGGCTTGATGGGCGTCTATGACCGCCAGATCGCAAACGCCAAACGTCAGATCAAGGCCAAAGGGCAAGCGGTCATTTGGCGCAAGCTGACGCCTAACGTCGGCGAGGACCCGGCCAATCCCGGCGCCGGCACGCCCGTTGATTTCCCAGTGTCGATCGCGTTCTTTCCTAATATTCAAACGCGGCTCGGGTTCACGGGCACGATGCTACCGAACACCGAAGTCCCCGGCGGTCAGTTCTATGGCCTCATGGCGGCTGTTGGGTTCGTCCCCGAACAAGTCGATACGGTGATCTTGCCTGATGGCACGGTGCTCGGCGTTGACGACAAGAACGGCCTCAACCTGTTGGCGCCTAATGGTGACCCCATTCTCTGGACAGTGAGGTTCACCAAGTGACCACAGATTACAACGGTGCCTATGATCTAATCACCGCAGAGCTTCAAACGTACTGGGCTGCGAATGCCCCGGCTATAGTAACGCCAGCGCCCGCGATCAGGTTCTACGGTAACGAACAAGGTGCTGTGCCGGCCACGTACTTCATTCGCTTTGTCATGGCGCCAGTGACCGACAGGCAGTCGTCATTTCGTCAAACAGACGGCAAACGTTTCCGCGCCGATGGGTTGATCTCTATTCAGGTGTTTGGCCCACGCAAGGACCGAATGTCATACGAGAAGACGCGCCAACTATCGGCGCTATTGCAGAAGCGTTTCCGAAACGCGATTGATTGCATTTCCTTCAACAATGTGCGTATCAATGACAAGCCACCTCTGGACGCCTATTGGCAACAGAATGTGATTGCCGAATATTGGTATGACGAAATTCAAGCAGCAGGGTGAATGACATGACGACGTGCCCCCAGAACACCATTGACAGCAACATCACCGGGCTTGCTGTGGCCGAGGAAATTTGCCCCGGTCAGCTTCCGACGATCGAGTTGGATGGGTATCTGCCGATCTGGTATGAGCAGGAACCCAATACCTATCCGTCAACCTTCGGCGGCACGCTAAAGACCACGGCTCGGGCGCCCATCAAAGCGAACCGTCAGCGGTCCAAGGGCACCCCGGTCGATCTGGACGCCTCGGGCGGCTGGAACACCGACTACACGCAGAACAACCTCACCCGCGCCCTGCAAGGGTTCTTCTTTGCCGATGCCCGCGAAAAGGTCACCACGTCGCCGCTGAACGCCATCGTGGCCGCCGCCCTCACTGGGGTGGCTACGCATGTCTTCGCCGGCACTGGGCTGCCTCGCTTCCGGGCTGGCGATATCGTTGTGGCCAAGGGGACGGTGCTCAATGACGACACCCCGTTTTTTGTCACCGCGTCGACCCCTACCGCCATCACCACCTCGGCCGGGCCCATTGACGAGACGTTCGATGACGATGCCGCGCTCGCGGTTGTGGGCAAGAGCTTCACCAATGGCCTCATTGCCGTCGTGGTATCAGGTGAAGTCGGAACGCTTCACTCGGGCACCGCCCCTGTCGCGGCAACCGGCATCTTCACGATCTCGGGCGGTCAGCCGGCAGACGGCGACACCGTCACCATTGACGGCCGGGTCTACACGTGGCGCACGGTGCCGTCAGTGGCCGACGATGTGCTGATCGGGGGTTCGATCACGATCTCGGGCCAGAACCTCACGCAGTCGATCAATGGCACCACCACGCTCAGCACGCCCAACAAGGATGTATCGGCAGCCAACGGCGCGGCCGGGATCGTTAACGTTACCGCTCGCCTCAAGGGCGTGTCGGAAAACGGGGTGACCACCACCGAAGTCGGTGCTAATACGGCATGGACGAACGCAACCCTCACCGCTGGCACTGGCATCAGCCTATTGTCACTCGGCTTCGTGCCCGGCGAATGGGGTTTCCTCGGCGGCGACACGGCCGGTACGCACTTCGTCAACAACATCGGTTACTTCCGCGTTGGCTCGTGCACCGATACCGATCTCGTCATGGACAAAACCACTTGGGACGTTGAGGCCGAGGCCGCGACTGGCATCAGCCTGCAAATCTACAACGGCACCCTGATCCAGAATGAGAACGACCCGGCGCTGATCAAGGCCCGAAGCTACCAGTTACAGCGCACGCTCGGTAAGGACGCCGATGGCACGCAGAGCCAGTACATCACTGGCGCCGTGTGTTCCGACTTGCAGATCAACTTGCCGCTGGCGGCGCCCATCACGGTCGATCTGTCGTACATCGCACAGACGACCGAGTACCGCACGGGTGCTCAAGGCCTCAAGGCAGGCCTGATCTCGCCGGCTGCCAACGAAGATGCCATCAACACGTCGAATGACGTGTACGAGATCGCCATGACCGTAATCGACGGCACCGACAGCAACCCGACCCGTCTATTTGGTTATCTGTCCAAGGCCGATCTCAAGATCAACAACAACGTCAGTGCTACCAAGGGCATTGGCAAGTTGGGCGGCATCGGCGTCAACGTTGGCATCTTCGAGGTGTCGGGCACGGCCACGGCTTATTTCCAGAACGTGGCGGCAAACATTGCCATCACGAACAGCGCCGACGTGTCATTGCACTTCATCACTGCCAAGCACAATGCCGGCTTCGTCTATGACGTGTCGTTGCTCACCCTCGGCGGCGGTAACATCACCATCGCCAGCAACAAGCCGATCGAAGTGCCGCTCACCGTTGACGCGGCCGAGGGCTCGCATGGTGCGACCCTGACGACCACGATTTTCGGCTATCTGCCGACCTTGGCGATGCCGATCGCAGCGTGACGTAGACGGCTGCCTCCCTCCCGTCTATAAGACTGGGGCGCTCACTGTGGGCGCCCCTTTTTCATGAGGACGTTAACTATGACTGACAAAGCAATCATTACCCCGGTCATCACCTCGATCTCGCCCACGACGGGCAAAGCCGGCGACAAGCTCATCATCAACGGTTCGGGCTTCGTTGACGGCAATAATGTCCATGGCGTCTTCTTTGACGACGTGCCGGCCAGCGGTTGGGCAGTTGCCGAAGACGGCAAGATCACCGACGTGGTCGTTACCACGAAGTTCGACCACGGCGACCGCGCCCCGATCTCGGGGTCCGTCAAAGTCACCGTAAGGACTGAGGGCGGCATCGATAACTTCGGTGGCGATCCGCAGACCAGCAACGCGGTGTCATTCTCGATCACTGCCTAACGCCTTAGGAGCCACCACATGAGCCTTTATAAGCAGTTCGAGACAAGCACCGCCCTTGAAACAGGCGGCAAATGGTTCGAGATCAACCCGCCCAACGAAGAAGACGGCACGAAGCCGGGTTTCCTCTTGGCGCGTCGGTCATCGAAGAATGCACCCTTCGCCGCGCGCATGGAAAAGGTGCTGCGTGAGCACAAGCGTGATCTCGACAACGGGTCGTTGCCCGTCGAAGAGAGCCGGCGCCTTCTGGTCGAGAGCTTCGTTGACACGGTGCTCAAAGACTGGCGCAACGTACACGGCAGGGATGGCGGCGTCATGGAGTTCAACAAGACGAACGCCATGAAGCTGTTCACCGAACTGCCTGACTTGTTTGACGTGCTGCAAGAGCAGAGCGGGCTCATCACCAACTACCAAGACAAGCTGATCGCCGCTGCTGGAAAAAAATAGCAGCCCTCGCTATCGCCGCACAATCTGGCGATCACACAGGGGTGGTTCTGAAACAGGCGCGACGGCGGAAGGATAGCGCTACCGTCGCGCAATTGGAAGGACAGGCGCCAGACGACTATCAAGACATCATCCTCTACGTGAACATATTCCTCATGTGCGAGGGCGAACGTCGCGACTACATGGCGCCTATCCCGATCACTGCGATGCTAGCGTGCTTTAATGCCTTCGGGCTCGACGGGTATCAACAAGACTTCCTGCTTGGGTCATTCGCAATAGCCGACCCAATAGTCTTAGCAGAAAGGAACACACGCCATGGGAAGCCTTCTGCAAATGGCAACCCGAATGCGGGCCCTGTCAGCACGCCTACCACTTATCGCAGACGAAGCTAAGAGGGTGGTGGCCAACGCTGCCCTCGATAGCCTCTTTGAGAACACCCCGGCCGACACCTCAACCCTCATTTCCAACTGGCGTGTGACCAGCGGCTCAATCAGCCCCCCGATCCCGGCATACTCGGCCGGCAAGCTCGGTAGCAGTCGCGAGGCATCAGTGGCCGAGGCTCGATCGGCCGCCAGCGCTGCCATGGCCGCGATCCCGCCGGGCAAGCCCATCATCATCTATAACTCGGTCCCCTATGCCGGCTACGTTAACGATGGTAATGCGACCCATGCTCCGCTACTGTTCCTTGAACGCGCCCGGCTTGTGGGCAGGCTTGCGGGTTCGATGTTCAAGCGCTCGGTAGGGGTGACACGTGGCTGATGATCCTATCCAGATCGTAGTGACTGACGGTGTCGCAAGCACGATCGCTCCGAAGCTCGAAGGGATCGCCACGGCCTCAGTGTCGGCGGCAGATGCCACAGCCCAGCTACAGGCCCAGATCAGCAAGTCCGTAGGGATCACCAACGCCGCGAGCATCAGCGTTGCCCAGTATGAGGCTATCCTTGCCAACATGAGCGCGTCGACCAAGGCGCTCAACACAAACCTGTTGCAGTCGGCCGAAGCATCCAACGCTGGCGCAACAGCCATGCGCGAATATTCCGCAGCCGAGGAAGACGCCCTTTCAGTATCGATCGCCGTGGCAGAGGCCATCCGCGTTCAGGACGGTGTTATCGTCAACATGGCGAAAGACATTGGCATCATGGCCGCAGCCATGCGCGAAGCCGATGCCTCCCTCATCGAAGAGGAAGCGGCCTTTGCCGCCGTGTCGGCATCACTAGCTGCCCACAACGCCCAGATCGGCACGGCCAATACGCTCGTGCAAGAGTTCCGCGCGAACCTTACGGCTGTCGCTGCGACTGAAACCGAGGTTGCCACCGCGACCGGCGAACTCAAGACGAGCTTTGCTTCGCTCGGCGGGTTCATCATTGCCGCCTTTGGTGTTGGCGAACTAGCGAAGGCGGCTGACACCTACATTCAGTTCACGAACTCGATTAAGCTCGCGGGGCTGTCGGCAAACGATACCGCCATCGTCATGGATCGCTTGCGCGACACTGCCGATCGCAATGGTGTGACCATCGCCAGCGTCAGCACGATTTACCGCCGGCTCGCACTTGAGCAAGATCGGTTGCATGCAAGCACGGACGATATCATTCACGCCATTGACACCGTGACCGATGCCTTCCGCATTAACGGCACGAGCGCCGCCGCATCGCAGCGCGTCATCTATGACTTATCCGAAGCGTTGTCGGGCAACACCGTCCAGTGGCGCAACATGCGCGGTATCATCACGCAGGCGCCCGAGGTCTTGCAGCTTGCAGCCAACGGCATTCAGAGCATGAACGGCGACGTTAACAAGCTCACCGAAGCACTCAAGGGCAGCAAGTTCTCAACCGAAGAGTTCTTCAAGGGGCTCGTCAACGGATACAAGGAAGCTGATATTGTAGCGGCCAAGACGACGCTGACGATCAGCGGCACGACCAACGTGCTCATCAACGCTTTCGATCTGTTCGTGGGCAAGTCGGGCGAGGCCTCAGGGGCTATCCAGTTCGTCAACGCTGCCATTCTCTTGGTGGCACGCAACCTGCCTCTTGTGGCTGACGCGGTGATTGCCTATGGCGCTGCTTGGCTGCTCGTCAAGAGCTACAACATCGCAGCCGATCTGATCTCACTGGGGATCACCATCACGACCGTGACCATTCCCGCCATCTATCAGTTTGGGGTCACGCTGGTGACAGAGACTATCCCGGCCATTACCGCGTTCTCCGTCGCGGTGCTGACCGAGGGTATCCCAGCGTTCGTCGCCATGGCGGCCGGGCTTGCCGAGCCCACGCTGATCGTGCTGGCGATCGCTGCGGCGTTCGTCGCGGTTGGCGTCTCGATCCTCGCCGTCACTGGCCACCTCGATCTGATCCCGAAGACCATCGCTGCCGTGACTGACGGCTTCAAGTCCGCGTTCACCGCCGTGACCGGGGCGGCTGCCAGCTTCCTCGGGCTCAATCAGAACTCGGCCGCTGCCGGCGCACAGCTTGACAACATCAGGCAGCACCTCGGCAACTTCACCGAGGCGACGGCTCCCGCGAAGGCTGGGACCGATGCCCTCAGTTCGGCGCTCAAGGGTGCCAATGACAATGCCACGACGCTCAAGTCATCGCTGGTCAATGTGGCCACGGCAGCCGATGGCACGCTCGTCTATGTCAACCGTCTATCGGCCGGCGTCTACCAACTCAAATACTCGATCGATCAGGCCTTGGTGTCCGCGCAAGACTTTAGCAAGGAATACGCCAACGCATTCAGCGCGGCCGGGCAGAACTCAGACATAAGCTACCTGCCTAAGCAGACGAGCTTCCCCGACTTCACGCCATTGCCCGCGCCCAAGTTCGCTGGCGGCGGTTCGCTCATTGTCAACGGGACTGGCGGCACCGACACGACGCATGTCGATCTGTGGGCAACGCCCGGCGAACGCATTGACGTGCTCACGCCCCAACAGCAGTCGCAACAGGCGGCGAACTCAAACAAGGGCGATACGCACATTCACGTCGGTGGCATCACCATTGTTGCCAACGATCCAAACCAGTTCAGGGAGAGCCGCGCACAGATCGCGCGTGATATCGGGAGCATCATAACGGTGGCGTCAAAGAATGGATAACATCAGGCTTCCTGACAACATCGAAGCTGGGGCCAAAGGCGGTCCGATCTTCAACACGTCAGTTATCACGTTGGTCAACGGGCGAGAGAACCGCAATCAAGAGTGGACCCTAGCCCGGCATTCATGGGACGTTAGCTATGGTGTTACTACGGCTGCTGATTACGAGAATGTTCGTCAGTTCTTTTACGCTCGCCGAGGCCGAGCCCGTTCGTTTCGTTTCAAAGACTGGGCCGACTATCAAGGAACGCTTGAGGCGATGGCGGCTGTGGCTGGTGAGGCCACTAAGCGCCAACTCGTCAAGACTTATGATGATGGTGTAAACGCCTACGTTCGCCTCATAGACTATTATGTGGCAGGTACCCTGCATATCTACGTCGACACGGTAGAGACAACGCACTTCACCGCCGACAAAGGCGTCATCACGTTCACGGACGGCGACCCCGGCATGAATGTGGTGGCCACCTTCGAGTTTGATATTCCCGTACGCTTCGACGTTGATCAGTTCGGCGGCGTGGTTGACAACGTGCTATCCATGAGCATCCCAAGCCTCCCCATCCTCGAAGTGATCAAGGATGATGCCTGATGCTCTCGTGGCCTACTGACCTAATAGCGGAAACCCAACTCAACCCCACGACGCTGTGCCGGCTATTCACCATCACACCGCTATTCGCTCCCGTCATGAGGTTCACCGACAGTGATGCCGATATCACGGTCGACGGCGATCTCTACACGGCCGACCGGAGCTTTCAGGCCTCGGCGATCCAGAGCGCGGTAGGCGGGGCAAACCAGAACCTCGATATCCTCGTGCTGTTCGGCTCGGGCGCCAACCGGGTCGACTACCATTCAACCATGCGCCACGTCTATCAGGGCGCCGCTGTGACCGTGCACGTCGCCAGCCACGGCAACCCGGCCGCCGGCAAGGGACTGCTCATGGCGGGCAGCGTTGGGGCCGTCACGGTGCCTTCCCGGCTCTATGGCAAGCTGTCGATCGTCGGCGGCTCGGGCAAGCTCGATCGCATTCTCACCGAGGTCTATACCCCGACGTGTCGGGCCGACTTCTGCGACGTGCGCTGTGGCCTGAATATCGCGACCTTCGGCGCTGCCTTCACGGTCACATCGCTGGACGATGACATGACCTTTGACACCGGGCTCTCGGCCGCTGACGGGTTCTATAACCTCGGCACTGTTGTGTGGGCTACAGGCGATAACGCCAACGTCCAGCAAGAGGTAGCCGCGAGCCTGTCAGACGGCTCCGTGGCGCTCTTCATGCCGGCACGGTTCCCTATCCAAGTCGGGGACACTGGCACGATTGCCCGAGGCTGTGCTAAGACCATTGCGGCATGCGTTGCATACGGCAATAAACCGAACTTCCGTGGCGAACCCTACGTGCCGGGGGACGATTACAAACAGGTGCTCTAGTGGCCTCTTACGCCGGCATGTCGGGAGGAAATGGGTATACTCCCGCCGAGGCTCGCGCAGCACTTGCATTGCCGGCCGTCGCCCCTGTCATCATTCCGCCGCTGGTCACCAACGACGGGTTCGGCGGTCTTCACTTCGAGTTCGGCCACGTCATCACCACGACCATCGGCACGGTCAATATCGCCGATCAGGCCGCAGCGCCATCCAAGCCGGCCGACAAGGTTGTATCGTTCTCAACCTATGGCGTCGTGATCCCCATCAGCCTTGGGCGCCGTCGCATGGGTGGCAACGTGCTCGAAAGCACAAACATTACCTCGGTCATGAAGGGCACCTATGACTATTACGTGACCTACCAGATACCCATTACAGTGACAGACGCAATACAGGGCGGCATCAGTCCCGACAGCAGCGTAAGCAACAATGACACGACGCAGTCAGAGCTTCGACGCACTACCCACACCGAGCGCGTCTATCAGAACAATGACCCGACTTCTCCCAACTGGGTTGACGTTGAAGTCATTGACGACATTCAGTTCAAGAACCCCAGTTCGCTCATCCGCGACTTCCATTTGAATAACCCATGACCAGCACAACCCTCGGTATGTATCAAACGATCACGAATGTGCACTTCGGCTTCCCGACGAAGTTCAAGATCACGGCTGGCGCGAGCAACTTCAATACCGATGTTGCATTTCACACGCAGGGCTATTTCTCGGCGTTCGCAGATAGTGACCCATCAAGCTACTCAGAGGAACCGTTATCGCAGATCGACGGCACTCCCGGCGGCGAGGGCAACTATCAATGGGGGTCAGACGATCACGATCCTACGGACCCTGACTATTTCCCCATGACGAGACTTGACACCGAAATTCAGGACGTGGTCACGCACGTTAGGATGGTGACAT